AGGTTGCTCTAAGTCGACCCGCTTAATAAATGACCATGCCAGCATTTACTAAACGCTCAGAACAACCCTAAAGGGTCTAGGCACGATAATTTACAAAGCAGGAGTCGAATCTGCAAATTAATTATACATCAATCAAAATCTACATTCTTTATAAATGCGTTGCTTTTTGGCAACAATTCAGGCCATACAAATAGGGCCAACTTTGGAAACATATCTTTACGGGTTACTAAACCGTTAGATTTCTTTTCAATTTCTGCCGCCAAAAACACCAATCTGTTAAGTGGAATACCGTTTACTTTCCATTGGTTTACGGCTGCTTGGTCAATTTTAAATAGGGTTGCAACTGCTTTAGCGCCACCTAAAAGACCAATCATTTGTGCGTCTGTAAGTGCTAATGTTGTTTTCATGCTTCAATCTTACATAAATTAAATATATTTTACAAGGGTGTTGCAAAACTTTATAAGTTGGCTTATAGTTACAAGTATAGCAATTTTGCTATGCCATTTAAGGGGAATTTTATGGGTGAATTAAACCAATTAATGCTTGAGCATGAAGAATTTTTAGAGTCAGCACTTGATGACATGGAATATGGTGGCGAATTAAGCCAAGAGCAAATTGACTGTATTCGTCAAGCCTGTGGCAAACCAAAACATAACAAAAATGTTGTGTTGACAGAATTGTTTAACGACTTTAATGCAATTTTTGGCGGCAATCCTTTAAATTCTTTTCCAAACATTAGAGGTGATAAATGATTAATGCTTTTAATGTGCGTTGGTTAGAAAAAGACGAAACCAAAATTAAATACACAAATGAATTTGAGTCTCAAGACTGGATTTTAAAAGCTGATATTTTGCAAGACGCAATATATGAATTAAAAAAGAAATACAACGAAATTTTAGAAAAGGCGGAATAAATGAACCAATCAGAAAGCATTGCTAACCTAGCCAAAGCACTATCAATCGTACAGGGTAAATTAACTTATGCTAAGAAAGACTCTGCAAACCCTTTTTTCAAAAGTAAATATGCAGACCTTGAGTCTGTTTGGGACGCTTGTCGTGATTTGTTGGCTGACAATAATTTGGCTGTGGTTCAATTCCCTGGGACTTATTGCGAATTAGACAAGTCCATGTCTTTAACAACTATGCTGACCCATTCTTCTGGCGAATATTTAATGCAAGAAATGTCAGTACCAGTTACTAAACCTGACGCACAAGGCGCTGGTAGTTGTTTAACTTATATGCGTAGGTACGCATTAGCAGCAGTAGTAGGAGTAGTGCAAGCAGACGATGACGGTAATGCCGCTTCGTCACCTAAACCAGTAGTAAAAGCGAAAGAGATTTAATCATGGCTTATGTACCAAAAGAAGGCTCTGGAAGTTTATTTAAAAATGACCGCAAAACGATTGAAACTCACCCAGATTATACGGGCAGTATTATGGTCAATAACCGTGAACACTATTTATCTGCGTGGGTTAAGGAAGGCACTAAAGGTAAATTCTTTAGCGTATCTATTGGCAAAGAAAAACAACCCAAAGGCTTTACCGCTAAAGGTAGTGACGAATTACCACGCAATTTTGACGATGACACGCCATTTTAAGGATTGACATGAAAACCGTTATTAATGACATTATTCAGCAAAACATAGAGTCCATACACGATGAGGACTTTCATGTTGACGAAACAAGGCAGTTAATATCCATGACTCCTGAAGGCCTGACTAGTGTTATTAATACGGTAGTCAAAGTAGCAGCAGACAAAGTAACAGATTTAACCGAAAGAGACGCAATTTTAAAAATGGTAAACTAGCTTTACAAAAGGGGAAAATATGTCACAACATTGGTACTGTGCCACTACAGGCGCACCACGCTACACAACTATTGGCAAAAACGGCAAAGAAAGAAGTGTTACTTTGCGTGACGCTAAAGCAGCACCAGGTACATTAGTACCTTCTGTGTCTACCATTAATGGTCAATTATCTAAAGACGGCCTTAATACATGGCTACAGTCTGAAGCTATAAAAGCTGCCGCAGAAAACCCAAAAGGTTTGCAAGAAACTGAAAAAGAATATGTAGACAGAAGTCTATATATTGCAAAACAAAAATCACAAGAAGCAATGACTAGAGGCACAATTATTCACGACTGGATAGAAGCCTATTACAACAACGAATTTATACCTGAGTCACCTTCCTATGTAACTACTGTAGACAAGGCCATAACAGAGCATTTTGGCGCACAGCTATGGATTCCCGAGCAGTCATTAGTTAACCAAGAAGGTTATGGCGGAAAATGTGACTTATATGCCAAGCCACGCCATGACTTTGCTGGGGTAGTAATTGACTTTAAGAGTACGGAAAAAAACCCTGGTGAACAAACACCCTACCTAGAGCATACACTACAGTTAGCAGCCTACCGTGAGGTTTTAGCACCTAATGCTAGGTGTGCCAATGTCTACATTAACGGCACTACAGGCGAAGTAGCAATATATGAACATAGCGAACAAGACTTGCGTGACGGCTATGAAATGTTTCTAGCATTACTCAAAATTTACAAACTCAAAACTGGGTTAAACTAAACAATGGGGGCGAGGTGATTTTCCCCTTTTCACCTACCATGTCTGTCCGTGCAGACCGCCCCCACCTTATTTGGGTGTTAAGCCGCCAATGTAGGATGCAGTAATTGGGTAATTTTGCGGCTTTCTCGCCCATTGTTAGCAACTGCCAAATACAACCCGTTGTTTATACACAACTAAGGGTTTGTCATAATGGCTTTTTATTGCAAATAACTAGAAACTAGGTTTTTAAAGGGGGATTTATGGAAAAAGACGGTTATTTAATTTGCAGCATTTACATTGGCAACACATCTGTTGACCTATATGGTTACGACAATGAAATTGAATACGCTTACATTGACGATGAAAATGTTTCGGAAATGTTTAATGAGTTGGGTGTTTGGGACTATGTAAGAACCCAAGCTGAAAACGAAAGGCCTTGGCATGGATAAGTATGGGCGTAGGGTGTTTGAAGAAGAAGCACCGTGCGACAAATGCGAGCAAGCACCAGATTGCAAAGAATACGAATGGGCTTGTAGGGCATTTAGTTACTATGTATTACATGGCTATTTTCAAAGCTACACGCTTAGACACCCTACTAGGGGTATGTTTAACAAAATATTTAAAGAAGATGACAAAGCCCTTAAAACTTATATGAAGTCACTTAGGGCTAAAGAGCAAATGGGTGTAACAGACTTATTTGAGAAAGAGGAATAAATGGACAATGAACCAGTAGCTTATGTAACAGGGGTAAGGCAATTTGACCCTGTAATGGTTGATATTACTTTAAAAGTTGGAACGCCACTTTACACCCATCCAGCAAAGACACTAACAGATGAGGAAATAAAAGCATTGTGGAAACCTATGCCTGATACAAAAACATACGATTCAGATATTTTAAAGTTTGCTAAAGCAATACTAAGAAAGGCACAAGAAAATGAACAATAAACCAGTAGCGTGGATGAACGCACACACAGGGCATTTATGTAGTGGTGGATTTTTGATGACCAAAATGCAAGATTACATTCCACTCTACACCCATCCAGCAGAACACGACTTAGCCATTGCTGAGGCTATTGGGTTTGATAAGGGGTACAAGGCAGCAACAGCAAAAACACTAACAGATGAGGAAATACTGCAATTATGGGTACAGAAAAACACATTAGGCGGAGCGCAAAACATTGTTGATTTTGCTAGAGCAATACTAAGAAAGGCACAAGATGGACATTCAAATTGAAATAATTAAAGAGCATGAAGATGGGTCAGCAGACGCATTAGTGCATTTTGACAAAGAAGGTTTAGCAACATTAGTACAAGCAGGTGTACTTAGTCTTTTAAAGCAATATATTGAGCAAGAGAAAAAAGCCAAAAAAGGGAAGAAATGAGCACAAGAAACTTTGGAATGGTAGGCAAAACTTACACAAGCGCTTCAGAAGCGTTTAAAGACGCTAGTTGGTCTATTGCCATTGAGAGACCTACAGAAAGCCGTTTTGAAGAGTTTTGGGGGCTTTTAGGGGCTTTACTCTTTGTTGCTACTTTCGGCTACATCATTTGGCAAGGCATTAACCATATCTAAAGCCTCTTTTTCTTCACGGTCAGTCCTTGCGAGCCAACCCTTTCCGAATACTGGAAATGTTTTTAGTGAACGATAATATTCTCTCCGTGACTCAGAGAAGC